TTCACTTTGTAGCAACTGGTTCGAGATTAACGCCGAATAGTGTGGAAAGTGTAAGAGTTCAATACGTGGATACAAATAATATGATAATAGAAGCTAATTCATTGGATATGAGCTTTCCAGCTATAAAACTCTTTGCCCAATGTCCTTCCGGTTTGGCATGTGATCCAGTAACAGCGCCTCCACGTAATAATTTATTACAATGGAAATCACCGTACGCATAAAAAAAACATAACAATTTAGAATAATCAATTAGTTAAAATGGAGGCCGCGAATAGTTCTCCGACTGGAAAAGTATTTGCCATTATATTATTTGCTTTTGGTCTAATTGGCATATATTACTTATATCAATATCTATTTGGCCCTAAATCTGGTACTTCTTTTACACTTGTTGGAAAAATGATGAGTGGCAATGTGGATAAACCAATTACAATCACTTCCGATAATCTGCCAGGCATATTTGAGGGTGGAGAATTTAGTATTTCGTCGTGGATTTATATTAATAATTGGAGATACAGAGCGGGTTTTCCAAAATCAATAATTAATATAGGTGGTCCTAATTTTGATACACTTCGCATGTATTTAGGAGGACATAAGCCAAAATTAAATATTCGCTTTCATACCCTTGAAGGAAACGACATGAACCAGGAATCACTCACTATGGCCTCTCAGAAATCGCTATTTAGTACATTACAAACAGATTCTGGATTAATGGATTCTACACAGTTATGCGACTTACCAGAAGTTGAATTACAGCGATGGGTTAACATAACGGTAGCGGTTAATGGTAGAACGGTAGATGTGTATTTAAATGGTAAATTGTCTCGTTCATGTGTATTGCCTAAAACATTCAAAGTGGATTCGGGCGGATATTCTGCTAATTTATTGACATACGGTGGATTCGGAGGACAAATTGCACAGACATATATGTATGATGCAGCTCTAAATCCCGAACAAGTTTATACGAATTATATGAGAGGTCCTGAACCAATTACGAATATAGGAGATTGGTTCGCATCTTTTTTTGCTCCTACAGTAAATTAAAAAACAAATTTTTAAACATTTTTTAAAGATTTTAAAAAAATGATTAAAGAATAAGAAAATGGGTAATAGCTTATCTAGTGACGTTTTAGACAAATTTTCAGAGACTTCCAAAAATTCTGAAAATTACGGTTCTTTTACACAAATTATATTTGGTTTATTTTTAGCATTAGTACTTTATGTAGTACTGATATTTGTGGAAATATTATACAAATACTACAATCGTTTAACAATGAACAGAACAAAACTTTTACCAGATACATATCCTACAGATGATAAAACACAGGTTATTTCACAAAATCCAGCGGATGGTAATTTCGTAAAATCTCTATATGTAAATGTATCAGATAATGAACGATCGGGTATAGAATTCAGTTATTCCTTTTATTTGAATGTAAATCCTTCCACATTTAGACAAGAATTGGGATTACTACATATATTCCATAAAGGATACGCCCAGCAATTTCCTCTATTAGCACCTGGTATTTATATGCGTTCTGACACAAATACGCTAAGAGTGTATATGAATACATATAAGACATGGAATAATTATTTAGAAGTTGAAAATATTCCAATTGGAAAATGGGTACATGTAGTTGTTTCATGTAAGGAAAACTCATTAGAAATATTTATCAATGGCAATATATCCCGAAAAATGTCATTTGATGGATTTGCCCCTTATCAAAACAATCAAGATATTATCTGTTTTAGTCAGCGTAGAATAACGTATAATCATTCTATTGTACCATCTACGGATGAAACTGGATTTAATGTATACGGACAAATGAAAGGATTTATTAGTCGTCTCAACTATTTTAGTTATGCACTAGGTTACGCCGAAATTCAGTCATTAATGGACGAAGGTCCGTCTTCTAAATATGGATCTTTATCAACTAGTGCAGAAATTCCACCCTATTTGGATGATACGTGGTGGAATAAAGGATATTAGATAAGTAGGAAAAATGAACAGTGAAATAGATGCTATTTTACAGAAAAATTCAATAGATGATCTTAAAAAATTTATTGAAAGACGCGCTTGTTTAAATAACTGTAATGTACTTTTAATATATATATTCCATTTGTTACAAACGTGTGGTATAATAACAACAACATTGTCGGCTAGTTATGATTACAAACCATTATTATGGATAGGTGTTGGGTTTAATGCCGTCGCATCTCTCATTAGTATTTATGAAAAAACCAATGAAACCATTTCCAATAAAATACTAGAAAATATTAAACAAATTAAGGCGGGTGAATACATTGATGAGTCAAATCAAATAAATACGGATGAAAAATAGCCTAGAAATGGGTCTAAATGGGTCTAAAGGATTTAAAATATTACAACCCTAGTAATGCCAGGTGGAGGCCTCTATTCGCTAGTTGCCTACGGAGCTCAAAATGTACTTCTAAGTGGTAATCCCGATTTTACATATTTCTATAAAACCTATAAAAAATATGCTCATTTTGCGGAGGAATCTGTCACATTTTCGATGGATGGTCCGCAAGATTTATCCTATGATCAACCCATTCAAGTCCGTTTCAAAATACAGCGTGTCGCAGACCTAATAAGAGACATTTATTTTTTAATAGATTTGCCCGATATATACTGTAAATATATTGAAAACTTACCCTTGGCAACAGGACGAACCGCACAATACAATTTCGCATGGGTCAAATATATCGGATGTCATATTATTCAGAATATTGGGTTTTTCATTGGAGGTCAGAAAATTCAGGAATTCGACGGTTCCTATATGATTTCTAGAGCCCAAGCCGATTTGGATTCGCGATCGTTTCAAAAATGGTCGATCTTGGTTGGAAATGTGCCAGATTTATATGATCCCGCTAATGGTTTGTATGGTGGTGGTATAACTGGTACGGGATATCCGCTCGTTTACAATAATAATGGGCAAAATGCTTCTACCACCACACCACCTAATATAAATAGACCATCTATTCATGGGAGAACGTTACAGGTCCCATTACCGTTTTGGTTTGCAGAATCCACTTTTGAAGCATTACCACTGGTATCTCTACAGTATCAGGAATGCGAAGTCCAAATTACATTAAGACCTATTAATCAATTATACCAGATAAATGATATTAATGGATATACGGTTGCGCCTGGATATCAGTTTAATCCATCTCCTATTATTTATCAGCCTGAAAATGTGTATTATACAAGTGTATCTAATATATCAGATATAACTATTAATAATTTTTTAACAGATATTGGAACTCCTAATCCATTGTTGAATACATGGCAGTTAAATCCCAGAATACAGTTAACATATATATATTTAACGGATGAAGAACGTAAACAATTTTCCTCTGAGCCTTTACAGTATTTGGTAAGACAGATAACAACATATGAATTTCAAGGATTAACGTCAAGATCGTTGGTGGAACTTCGAACGCATAATCCAATTGAGAGAATGATTATTGTTCCGAGACGTTCCGATTCATTATTGTATAGAAATCAAATCGCAAATTTTACGAACTGGGTAAATCCACTAAAACCCCCTTTTATTCCATCAGGTACTCCACCTCCAGGTTATACAACGGCTACTCCATGGCCGCCGAACGTAAATCTTATTTCGGCAACGGGAAATGTTATTCTCAATGGACAACGTTCTATCATACAGGCATTGAGTGTATTAGGGGATGGTAATTTGTTACAAGAAGAAAAGCCATTGGCATATTTTACACAAGTAGTGCCTTGGAAATATCTAACAGGTATCCCAGATCCAGAATTGGTAATATATCCATTTGGACTTCATTCGCCTAGTACACAGCCAGATGGTACAATTAACAGTAGTCGTATTAAGTTATTTCAGATTGATTTGAATGTACATCCTCTCCCTACGAATAGTTTTTACACATATGATATTACGGTTTATGTAGAAAGTTTGAATTGGGTGTCTGTGTCAGCTGGTACTGGTGGTTTAAAATATGCCTTGTAGTTTTTTATAGTTAAAAAATATGTCTTTAAAGTAAAAATGGGTATCATTGATAACGCAATTGGATCGATAACTGATGTATTAAATGATTCTAAAAAAAAGGTAGTTACTTATATCAAAGATGAAATCAAAAAAGATGATGTAGAGGACGAAGAGGAAGAAGAAGAAACAGAAACAGAAGCAGATGCGACTATAAAGAAAAAGAAAAAAGAACCATTTTTGAATAGCAATTACTCGAGTGCGACATCGAGTGCGAATATAATACAGAATGCGACAGCACAGAATGCGACAGCACAGAATGCGACAGACGCAGAGGAAGAGGATGTTCCA